CAGGGGTTAGGTTCTCCTTGACGGAGTTCGGGGAGGGGGGCCCAAAGTTGGATGGTCTCGACACAACGGTTGTATCTTGTGTGGGCAGTTGGGTGATTGATGGCGATCTCCCGTGATGTGGGCGCGCGACCGTTGTTCTCGATGAATTCACGGGCCCAGGCAAAGCAGGACTCCAAGACGGAGTTTGTCTGGTTACCCTGCGGGAAGCTACCGTATTCGTCGTAGTCGGCGTCCTTCTTGCAATAATTTGCAGCCTGTGCACTTGTTCCCTTAGTTGATTCAATGTGAGCTCTTGGAAGGTGACCCGCGACGAAAGAGAAGACACACTTGTTCGTAAAGATAACAAATCCCTGGAGGTGTGGTGTTCCGTTGCGTCCGACCTCTCGTCCGACGACCAGGTATCGGATGAGTGCACTGTTTCCGAGCTGAGCGACATTGTCCCTGTCGGCGTCAGTCGGATTATTCAGTGTAAAACACCAGCGAGTGAATTGTGTGTTTTGACGCGGCATCGTAATTTATGAGATGTAGTTGTAGAATGAGATGAGCTGGGTAATAGTTACCAGCTCATCACTACCGACATAATTTTTAAAATGAGCGCGCTAACGCCATATATCGGCGCGCTAGCCAATCGTGCGATAATTTCTCCCCTAAATAATCCTGCTGTTCGTCAACAGCTTTTCTCGGCCGGCGGTCAACTTTCAAATTTTATTATGAAAAGAGCGGCAAATCGAATTAAACGAGCATGGCGGTCACGCTCGCGTCGAGGATATCGTGCCGCTAAACGACGCCGCCGGACGGGTCGTGTCAAACGTTCAAACGTCGGAAGACGTGCTAGAATGAAATTAGGCGATCCTGTCGGGTCATCTAACTGTAAACGTCGGTTAATCGACGGTGGTAGCGATTTCACGGATTACGATACCAGGACTTTTCAAATCAATTCGTTAACAACGATTCCAAGAGGTGATGATAGTAACGAGCGCGAGCGCGCTCTTATTAACGTTCGTGGTGTCAAAATTAATATGATGTTTGTTAACAAACGAACGTTAGGAAGATTACTATGTAATTTTGCAATTATTAGTCCTAAAGATTGCATTAACACTGTGCCCAACGGCGATGACTTCTTCCGAGCGCATGACCAATACCGTTGGAAGGACTTTGATAGTCCTATGAACTCCATGGAACGACATTTGGCTATGATAAACACGGATCGTTATTTAATCCATTATCATAAGCGATTTCAAATTGCACCGAACGTTACAAGTTCAAGTGCTCCTAACTGGCGTCTAATCCGAAAGTGGATTGCGATCAAGAGACAGTTACGTTACGAAGACAAGGCTGACGGTAACGCAACGGAACCAGTAAATGGTTCAATCTACGTTGTATTCTGGTACGATCATCCTGATTTGGATAGATCACAGACACCTACGACAGGGTTAACGTTATCTGGTAATTCGGTTATCTATTACAAAGAAACTGGTACTTATTAATTACTGATGGGGCGCAAGCGCCTCCATAGCGCACGCTTCGCGTGCAGAGGCCGGTGGCCATATAGAACGATGGGCTCGACAAGTGGCCCCGGCGGTGGGGGCGCCCCCTGCTTTTAAGTCAGGAGGGGGCGCGGTCGCTTCGCTCCCCTTCCGCGCCCCCTCTGTCTAAAAGGCAGAAGGTGCGCGGGGTGCCTTAATTGTTTTAATCATTTAAATCTGTTACATTAAATCTATCCTCAGACATCTTCGAATAATCCGGTGTTTCGTTTGTAAAAACTATAACATGAGGAGTCTTCGCTAAGACTTTCATATGGCTGTTGTATTTCGGCGAAAAGACCAAACGATCTTTCAACTGTTCTAGAATCGTGTACTGCAAAAGATCGATCTGTCCACGTGGGACATTAAAGAAAAACACGTGTTTGGATGCATCAATAGTATGAGCAATATCATCGCGTTTTCCAATAGATAGCACTTGTGTAGTGTCAGGATGGTTCTGTAGAAACCAACCTTGAAACCAAGATTTACCTTTGCCACCCGTTTCGTCGACAAAAAATTCGACAGTACGATCGTCTGCGTCTTGTTCTAATCTCGTGCCGAGCTCAGCCTGCCAGGGGTTAGGTTCTCCTTGACGGAGTTCGGGGAGGGGGGCCCAAAGTTGGATGGTCTCGACACAACGGTTGTATCTTGTGTGGGCAGTTGGGTGATTGATGGCGATCTCCCGTGAT